CAATCCACCAACAACAGGACACGAAAAACTGTTGGACAAATTGAAAGCAGAGACAGGTAAGAATCCTGGCGCTCCATATTATGTTTTTGCATCTCATTCAGAAAACGTAAAGAAAGACCCACTGCCGTATACTAAAAAAGTTGCATACATGAAGAAGATGTTCCCGAAACACGCAAGGAACATTGTTGTCGATAAGGCAAGAAATGTATTTGAGGTTGCAGTATCACTCTATAACAAAGGACACAAATCAATCGTTATGGTTGTTGGTTCTGATAGAGTAGATGAGTTTGAGAAACTATTGAATACTTACAATGGTACAGATGCACGACACGGTTACTATGGGTTCGATAATATTGAAGTTGTATCTGCTGGTGAACGTGATCCAGACGCAGAAGGTGTAACAGGAATGTCTGCATCTAAAATGCGTGCTGCCGCTGGTGCAGATGATTTTGATTCGTTCAAACAAGGACTACCAACAACATTCAAAAATGGTATGTCTCTGTTTAAGGATGTTCGTAAGCACATGGGTATTCGTGAATCGTTTATCACACACCAAGTACAGCAGACAGAAGAAGATGTAATTCGTGATATGTATGTCGAAGGTAAAATCTTTACAATCGGTGAAGAGGTTACAGATACATACACTGGTGTTACAGGAAGTATTATTCGTAGAGGAACAAACTACGTTACCTTTATTGCTGAGAACGGTATTACATATAAGAAGTGGTTGTACGAACTGGAACTTGCTGAGGATGGGCCTTGTTGGGATACTCACAAACAAGTTGGTATGAAAAAGAAGAATGGTAAGATGGTGCCGAACTGTGTACCAAAAGATGAGGAAGTTTCAGAAAAAGAAGATCCAGACCTCAAAAAGAAAAAGGGAACTCAACCCGCTAAGTATTTTGCAAAAGATGCTGAGGGTGATGAGATGGCAAAGTCCACAAAGGACAAGAGAGATGCTCATTTCAAAAAACAGGCGAAAAAAGATGACGATACTAAATCTGCATACAAACCAGCGCCTGGCGATGCAACTGCAAAAACTAAACCATCCAAGTATACAAACAAGATGAAAAAGTTGTTCCCTGATTTGTACAAAGAAATGGTAGATGAGAGTGCAACAAAGTCACTACAGAAGAAAGCAGACGCTTCTGGTATTTCACTTGGTATTCTAAAGAAAGTATTTGATAGAGGACTTGCTGCATGGAAGGGTGGACATCGCCCAGGCACAACTGCTGTGCAATGGGGTCATGCAAGAGTAAACTCTTTTATCTCAGGCGGTAAGACAAGAACTACTGGTGATGCAGATTTGTGGAAACAACACAAGGGAAAGTCTGAAGGGTTCAAACAAGATAGTAAACTTAAAAATCTTAAAGTTGCTACTGGTAAGAGTGCTGTTAGAGCAAAAGATAGAGATGCTAGCATGAAGAAAAGAGCGGTACAAAGAAAAGGTACACCTCTTGCTGCGTCTGAAGACCCTAGAGAAATCGGTACAGATGCCAGAAGGGAAATGTTACAATCAATGACGCCAGGACAAAAAGTATTTAAGTTCTCAGAACATTTAGACTGTGGAACTCCAAGTTGTTGTAATGAATGCGAGACTTCAAGTCTTATTGAATCTAACGAATATCGTGTAGGTTCAGAAAAGTATTACGAGTTTTTCCAAGAGAAGAGAGATGCCTATAATATCGGTGTCTATAATCCTGTAGGTTTTGATAAAGAACTTATGGAAGGTGATATTGGAAAGTATGATATGTATCAAGGGGAACACGTTCCATTGGACTGCCCTATGATATCTGAAGAGAAAGATGTAGAACTAAACAAACCAAAAGTGGGTGGGCCCAAGAAGTATTATGTGTACGTCAAAGACCCATCAACAGGTAATGTCAAGAAAGTCACATGGGGAGATACAACTGGACTGAAAGTTAAGTTGAATGACAAGGAAGCAAGAAAGAGTTTTGCTGCCCGTCACGATTGTGAAAATGCAAAGGACAAAACCAAGGCATCATATTGGGCGTGCAATCTTCCACGTTATGCTAAACAACTTGGTTTGAGTGGTGGCGGCAATTTCTTCTGGTAGACCATACACTCAATCTTATGATAATGGAATGATTATCAGAAGGTTTGATGAGGAAGTTGACAGTAGTGAACTGGTGTGGCACAGAGATGAACACACTAGGGAAGTAACGGTTGTAGAAGGTACTGGTTGGCAGTTACAACTTGATAACAAGAAACCAGAACCACTAGAACGTGGCAGACTATACAAGATACCGAAGATGGAGTATCATAGATTAATAAAAGGAACAGGGAAACTTGTTGTAAAAATATGGGAAGAAACAAATGACTAGATACAGTTCAACAATGACTGAGGCCCTGCAAGAGATTCGTGAAGGGTTCTCATCAAAACAAATTAAAATGGCAATCGGTATTGCATCAGACAAAAGATATGCTGGTGGAAATATGACAGGTGCTGTCAATGCAATCGAAAAGATTAAAAGAGGATTGTCTGACCACCCACAAGTTGCCGCCGTTCTGAAAAGACAGAATGAGGACATCGAAGAAGAGATTGAAGAAGAAATCGAAATTGATGAAAAGAAAAAAGTAACAAAAACTTTTGGTGTAGAGTTTCAAATAGATGCTCCAGACGAGAAACCTATAACAACTGGAAAAGAACCTCATGTAAAAGTTATTAATAAACTAGTTAAAAAATACAAATTGCGTGATTACCATGCTGATGACCTTAGTAAGTTCAATGTTAAAGATGATGTTGGTGGTAAAGATGTTCAAAGGTTTTTCAAAGATTTATCTAAAGCTGGATATGATGTTATAAGGAAAAAAATAACTGATAATTATACTTCTACTGAGTTCGATTTTAGTGAAGAAATCGAAATTGATGAGATGAAGATGGATGACCCTAAGTTGGTTAAAACATTTGACAAACTAAAGAAAGGTCAAACCATCAAACTCAAAACAAGTTCTACTATCAATCAGGGCAAGGACTTTGTAGAGTATATTGTGAAATCAAAAAACACAGTAAACAAAGGCAGAGTTGAAAAGGTTACTCTTGTTACTAAAGGTAATGAGAAGGCAGTCAAGAAGTTCCTATACAAGAGAGATGGTAAAGTAACATTTGCAATCGGTGATATGGGTGCATCTATTGATGATATTAAAGAAGGTACATGGGCTCTTCCAGATTCACCAAAGGCAAAGGCAGAGTTGAAGAAACTTATGTCCAAACCAATCAAACTCGGCAAAGAGGGTGATGATGCAACAGATTTAATGTATTCACTTATTGGTGATGATGAGTTGTTTGATGACTTGTATGTTGCTGGTAAAAAGAATCCAAATGGTGATGCTCGTCCAGTTATCAAGAAGGCAATGAAACGACTTGGTATCAAAGAAGAAGTTGAACTTGATGAAGGTGTTCCTTACAAGTTTGCCGCAGTAGACAAAAAAGGATTGGTTATTGGATTTTCGTCTGACGAAAGAGATGCAAAAGACATGGCGAGAAGAAACAAGGGTAGGGTTGTTACTCTAACAAAACCTCTTCCAGATAACAAGAAGAGTGATCAGATGATTAATAGACCACTTCCAGATAAGATGGATAAGTTCCCTACCAATACGAGTGCAACTCAAGGTAGACGTATGGGTGAAGAAGATGAAAAGAAACCAGACATGAGACCAGATTCTGCTAAAGAGGTAGAAATGGGGCGAGAGGATAAGAAGAAAACTCGTATCGCTCAGTTGCAGTTACAGATTGCAAAAGCACAAGAAACTATTAACAAACTAAACGCACAGGAGAAGCCTAATGGGTAAGTATCTTAAAACTAAAGAAGGTAGTATTGAGAGTGCTGTGCTTGAGGCAATGTCTCCGGCGCAACAAGCAGCAATCGCAATATCTAAAAAAGAAAAAGAAAAGAAAGAGGAAGAGAAGTTAACTGACGAAGAACTTTCTGCAAAACAAAAGAAGATTGACCTTAACAAGAACGGTAAAGTCGATGGCGATGATCTCAAGAAGTTGAGAGCAAAGGCAGACAAGAAAGAAGAAACCGTTGTTGAAAAGACAGAGTATGTTGAGTACAAATTCAAAAACAAAAATGATGCCATGGCAGCAAAGAAGTACTTTGATGGTATTCAGTTGATGGGTTTTGATGTCAACGATGATGGTGCAAGTCAAGGTGAACTCGCAGTAGATGCTGGTAAAAAAGACATGACTAAGTACCACAAAGAAATTATGAAAAAGTTCAAAGGTGTGAAAGTTGTCACAACAGAGAAAAAAGAAATTGATGAAGGCAAAATGAAAGACATGGTAATGAAGATTGATGACATTGTTGCCAAGATGAAGAAAGATTCCAAGATGAAGTCTTTTGCAGATAAGTTCAAAAAAGACGCAGAGAAGTCTATGGACATTGCAAAGTCTCTGGAAAAGGTTCTTCCTGATTATGTCGCTGGTAAGGATATCCAAAAACTTATGGCATCATATGAAGAAGTACAGGAAGAAACTCTCGCTCAACAAGCGGCAAAGGCAATCAGTGATATGTGGGCAGAAGCATCCAAATCCCCGAAAGAGGAAGAGGAAGAGACTCCTAAGAAAAAGGAATCTAAGAAAACCACAATGACTGGCAAACCAATGCCGGACGTTGA